AAAAAAGTTTGGAATGTTACGGGAGCATCAAATTTGGAAGAATTAAGAGAAAGAACTTCTCGTCAAATACTTCGTAGATTAAAGACTGATGTTTTGGATTTGCCTGAAAAAATTATGACCCCTGTTTACCTTCGTTTAAAATCAAGATTATATGAAGGACTTATGGGTGAATATTATGATTGGTACAATAACAGACAAGAAGAATCAAAATCACTTTCAGTTCAGTTTACAAAATTAATGAAAGTTAGACAAGTTATTGCTGAAGAAAAAATTGCAACTACTATTGAACTGGCTGAAAATATTATTGAACAAGGTAAAAAGGTAATCATTTTCAGTAACTTTACAGACCCTCTTAAAAAAATACACGAACATTTTGGTAAAAAGTCAGTTTATTTGGACGGGTCAACAACAAAACCTGCAAGACAGGATGCAGTTGATAAGTTCCAAGAGAGTGATAAAATCCAAGTTTTTTGTGGTAATATGAAAGCTGCGGGTGTTGGTTTAACTCTAACCGCAGCTGAGGCAGTTATTATGAATGACTTATCATTTGTACCTGCAGAACACGCCCAAGCCGAAGATAGAGCATATCGTTATGGTCAAAAAAATAATGTTTCGGTATTTTACCCTTTATTTGAGAATACAATTGAGGGTGTTATTTATGACATTTTAGATAGTAAAAAACGAATAATTAGTACCGTTATGGGGGATGATGGTACGTCTGCAGATATTGTTGAACAAATCTTAAACGAAATCAATAATAAGTGAGTATTTATTATTGATGAAATCATTAAACTTATTATCAGAATCTTTAGTAAAAAAAATAACAGGTGAAGTTGTTTTACCTGAAACAAAATTTTTTATTAATGAAATGAAAACTATTGGGATTGAAAAACTCCCATATGGTTATGCGTCGTTAAGAAGATTTATTGACCCTGAAACTATGAAGTTTCACTACCAAAAACATTACAAAGGGTATGTGAAAAAGTTAAATCAGGCATTAAGAAAAAAAGATTACGGTGACGTAGAATTAGAAAAAATTGTAAAACAGATTAATCGTTATAATACCACAATTAGAAATAACGCAGGAGGAGCATTTAACCACGCAATGTTTTGGAAAATGTTATCTCCAACACCACAAAAACCATACGGTGAAGTTTTAGAAAAAATCAAAAAAGACTTTGGTTCATTTAGAGAATTTAAAGAAAGATTTGAATCAGTTGCAACAAAAAGATTTGGTTCGGGTTGGGTTTGGTTAGTAATATCTAAAAGTGGTAGATTAAAAGTTATGTCAACTCAAAATCAAGATAACCCTTTGATGAATGTTTATGACAAAGGAGGTTTCCCTATTTTAGGATTAGATTTATGGGAACACGCTTATTATTTAAAATACCAAAACAAAAGAGATGAATATATTCAAAACTTTTGGGATGTCATCAATTGGAAGTTTGTTAACGATTTATATCTGACAAAAACTAAAAAAGAGGATTGATATTTATAAATAAAAAGAAATGGCTGTAATACCTGAACCACAAAGAAGTGATTTATATACCAAGGTGCGTCACGTACTTGGTGCCCCTTTACGCTCAGTTGAGTTAGAGGATGAACAAATGGATACTTTATTAGAATTTGCAATTGGAGACTACTCTCAATATGTTCAAAATTTCCTTATTGATTCTCAATGGGCTCAACTTTGGGGTCTTAATATGGATACTCAATCTTTATCAAGAGCGTTTATTACCAAGAATTTTAATTTAGAAGAAAGATATTCATACGCATATTCTAAAATTGTTGGTCTACAAGCCGGTGGTGATTGGGTTTTAGAAAAAGACTTTATTCAGTTAGTCCCTGGTCAACAAATTTATGAAATTCCCGCAGGTAGAGAAATCAATGAATTACTTTGGTTTACACCTGCAGAGTTAAATAATATTCTATTTGACCCTTGGAGTTTTGGAGCATTAGGAGGTACAGGTTTAGGTGGTCCTGCAGGTTATTCTCAAATGGGTTATTCAGGTTCATACTTTATGATGCCAGCATTTGATATGTTATTGAGAATGCAAGAGATTAACATTCAGAGAAGAATTATTGCCGGTGATATGACTTATAGAATTACGGCTTTACCTGAAGGTAAAAAGGCAATACATTTAATGCAAACACCTGGTGGTAAATTTGACTTCGGTAATGGAAATTTAATGAGAGGTAAAGTTTGGTATTGGTATTACGACGTTGGTCCTTCAGATAGAGACAAATGTTTAAAATCAAATCCTGAAATTATTAAGTTACCATCTGATGTACCACAAGACGCAATGTCGTGGGTGGATTTAAATAATCCCGCACAACAATGGGTGAGAAGGTATTTTATAGCTAACTGTAAAGAAACTTTAGCAAGAGTTAGAGGAAAGTATTCAGGTAATTTAAAAACACCTGATTCTGAATTAACAATGGATTACGCATCACTTGCAACTGAAGGGAAAGATGAAAAGTTAAAATTAGTTGAGGAATTGATTGGTGCTGAAGGAATGTTAACAAGATTGAAACCAGACAAAGTAATGGAAAGAGAGGCTTTAACTGCTGAAAATTTAAATAAGCAAATGAAGTATAGAGCATTTCCAAGAAACATATATGTAATTTAATTTATGGGAACTTTAAGAACACAACCTATCAAAAGAACAATTAATGGTGTAGAAGTAGATGCATCGTCTAAAGTCATCACAAGTGAACCTGAATACACACCACAGGGAGAATTTTTATTAATTACTGCAGATGCCGATGAGGTACTTGTTAAGTTAGATTCAAAAGTTAATGACCACATTATCATTAAAGCATTAACTCAAACAAGAATTGTTCCTGATATGCAAAAAATTGATAGATTGTATGATGATTTAATTATTGGGGACGGAGCAAGTGTTGAACTTTGTTTCGTATTCAACACTTGGTACGTCATCTCTTCTGATGGTGTTAAATTTAATTAAACCATCTCTTCCCATCCTTCTTCTGCCAATTCGTAAATATATTCAGGGTCAACTCCTCGTTTTCCCCAATATATCTTTTCTTGTTCTGTAATAGTTAACAAATCTTCAATACTATCTTGGTCACCTGATTCAAAAGGAACACCATTAATTAGTTTACATTGTTCTTTGGTAAATAAACCTCTGTCTTTAGGGTCAGTAACAATTAAATTATTTCTAACTTCTTCACCAAATACAATCAACAATGGCTCAATTCTTTTGTTAAAGGTAACAACAGCTCTTGCCACGTTATATTCTCCTGTCATACCCGGATTTGACTCCAATTCAGATGGGTTAAGACGATAACAATTAAGTTGAACTACTGAACCGACTATATCTGAAAATGCTAGTTGATATGCATGGTCTGTTGAAATTCCTGTATTTGCTTCCTTATTTGTCGCATCGCTACGAACCCAGTTATCCTCACCCCAAGATTGTTCCCATCCATTTTTTTGTAAAAATTTTACCTTTTCTTTTCTATCTTCATTGGTTTTGAAAAATATATCTAATTGTTCTTGCGACCATCCTTTTTTTGGTTTATTAACCTTTTGAACATCTCCGTGCGACGCTTTAATCCCATTATTTACATAGAATATTACATCACCCAAACTAACTGCAATGCCATCACTGATTGCAAGTTCCATATGAGCCATACGAGACATTTCATTACCAGCCTTGGTCTTTTCTTTTGAACGTTTTTTATAATCATCAATTGATAATTTAACCTTAGCTCTTTGGGCAATCTTCATTAATGGAATTTGTTGGTTAAAGATTACTTCCAAGTATTCGTAATACCATTCAACAAATGATTGTCCGTCACCTTCTAATAACATCTTGATTCCTTTATCCAAAAAGTCCTCAATATAAAGTGGTAGTTTCTTACTCTTGATTGAGTTACCTGTAAGTTTAATCTTACCGTTATGTTCCATTGTTGCGTAGTTCTTACGAGCAATGTTCATACAAGATTTCCAAGTTCCATCACAGTCAAGACCCATCGCGCCTTTCATAAACATATCGTTAAACTCTGCAACATCAGCGTCGTAACCTTTGTATTCCTTACCTTCTTTAACTAACCAATTCTTACCCTTACCGATGTATCTTCTATCATCCACACCACCTTCAGGTAATGAGAAGTTCATACCATCCGTATCACATACAAGTGGGGTGTAACCTCTTTTCATAAAGAAACGTAACATCTGACGAAGGTATTGTCGTCCTGTACAGGTAATCTGTTCACCCATATACATATCACCCCAGTGATATACTTGTGGTGCCGATAAGGCTCCAAACATTGAGTTAATGAAAATCTTAATCGGTAATTGTTTTCTGTCGTAAGACGTTGCTTGTTTTTTGTCAATATCCTGATACTCCTTTGCCAAGTTTTTATACTTGATACGAGTATTACGGAAGTAATTTAACATTCCCTTCATTGCTCCTGTAATATCACAAGTTGGGAATACATCGTGAACAAGTTGTATTGAAGGGTAAAGTGATGAGAAGTCAAGTTTTAATACATCAGTAGAAAATCCTACTTTAAGTAGTCGGGATAATCCTCCCACAAACTCTGTCTTTTCATTCTTTTTAGGAATCGCCAACATATGTTTGTATGACCAAGCTCTCATTTGGATTTCCCATAATGTTGCAGTTCCCATAGTAGAAACCCTTTCATATGTTGTTGGAACCAAAGACGCAAGTAGGAAAGAACCATGATTGAATTCCTCATCCACTGTTAGTGTTTCCTCCAAGTCATCGTCAAGATATCGTTCAACCAAATTATCACCTGTTGTTTTAATATAAACATTTGAATGTTTGGAACACGCTTCATCAATTGTGGGGTCAACTCCCACTTTCTTATATTTTCCGTTTTGGATGTTCAACCAATACTCTTCTTTCTTCGCATAGAATGGACCAATATCTGTGTGGTCAATGTAAACTCGGTCAGCGGCTTCAGCTTTAATATATTGGGTAATATATTTCAAACCCGCAGATTTGATGGATGAGTTAATTGCTTGAGCTCTTCTAACTGCGTGTAATGTATCTACCACATTATAACCCCACATAGATGTTTGATTAAATCTCTCAACCTCATTCGCAAGTTTCAACATACTTTCAGATTGTTTAATTGGATTTGCAGGATTAAGAGTTTTGGCAATTTTCCTAATGTCCAATTTCAAAGCTTTGGCTCTTTCAAATATCCAAAACCAGTCAAAGTTAAATCCGTTGTAAGATGCGATGATACTTGGTTTAAGTTCATTTATAGTATTAAAGAATTTGATAATACCTTCTCTTTCTTGTTCTTCAGTTGAACACTCAATTACTTGACTAAAACCTTTATTGGTTTTCATCCCTATCATAAAGATACGACCATCCTTTGGTTCTAATGCGGTCGTCTCCAAGTCAAATACAAACCTCGTGATACTGTTGTAATCGTCAAATCCTTTGAATAGTCGTTTTTCCTTTGTTACCAAGAATTGTTCAACAGGAGGTAAGATAAGGATTAATCCTTTGGTTTTTTCACCCCAAGGGTCCACACCACCGTCTCTAAAGAATTGTATTAAGGAACGGTACCCATTTAAAGATTTAACCATAAAGGTTAAACCCTTTTCTAATCTTTCATTACCATCTGTACGTAATTTCTCAATAACAATTTTATGTTTTGTCATTGCCTCTTTCTGAGCGGCTTTGGATGACCCATAAAAATTTAGCCCACGTAAGTCACCAACCCAAGCAAATGGGATAAAGGTATCTTTCTTAATTTGTTTTCCGTGAATTGGGTGTTCAATAATTTTCCAAACACAATCTTTGACGTAATCGTATTCTACTCCGATGATATATTTCTCATCGTCATTCCCTTGAAGGAACTGTTCAATTTCTTCGTTTGATATCATAAATTTTTTAATTGGTGTATTTGCTTCCGAGAGTAAGGTCGGAATTTACCTTATGAATGTAAGTTTAACCAAATAAAAAATATAAGTCAAATAAAAAACCCCACTCTTTTGAAGTGGGGTTACTATTTTGTTTTTTGATTACGCTTTAGGTGGAAGTAATGAAATTACTTCATTTACAAAGTTATCTAAAAGAGCTGGGTTAATTTGGTCGTACTTAACAGAAAAAGATGTTTCCACTTTTCTATCTTCAGTACCAACGCCTAAATATCTAACATCGTTACCTTCAAAAATGTGAATTACGTGGTAGTTAGTCAATGTAACACCTGTTGTCACAAAACCTTTAATGTGGTCAACAAAAGCTCCAAGGTTAGTTAATTCTGATGATTGAACTTTTCCATTATTATCTTTTCCAATAATTTGAGTCTCTCCGTACCCAAAAATATGTATTGTTGAAAATTGTTTCATAGTTTTTTTATTTATAAATATATTGTTATTTTGTTTATTTTAATTTTTTATACAATTTTTAATACATTTCCTGCTCCTGTGTCTTTCCATATTGCTCCTGATGGAAGACCTGCTGAAGATGTCGGTATGTTCTTTATTGATAATTGGTTGACAAACGTAGCACAAGCCATATCTGCAGTTATATTTGAACCTACAATAAATGTACATGCTAAGTTATTTGTATTATTACTATAACCTCCCGCTATGAATGAATATGAACCATTTGCGGTGTTATTAGAACCATTAACTACTGTTGCGTAGCTATTACTTGAGGTATTATTATAACCACTACCAATAAATGACCTGTAACTATTTGAGTTATTATTTTGACCACCAACAACAGTTGAGTAATTACTTGTTGCATTGTTACTTTGACCACCGACAACAATTGAATAACTATTACTTACCGTATTATTTCGTCCGCCTCCAATAGTATTAAACTGTCCATTTGAAGTATTATTATAACCACCACTAATTGTAGACGCAAAGTTATTATTACCACTATTCATATTGTTGTTATATCCACCTGATATGGTATTTAAACTAGCAGTATAATATCCACTTATTGTATTATTACATCCACCAGCAATAGTGTTTAGACAATATTGGTAATCTCCATTATTTGGGTCAGTACAATAGCATCCACTTATTGTGTTACTATATCCACCACTAATTGTTTGATGTCTACCAACACAAACTCTATTAGAATATCCTCCACTTATTGTTGAATATGTGGAGTTCGTTAAACAGTTATAGTATCCACCACCTATTGTATTATTATAACTACATATTGTGTATTCATTTTTACCATTTGATTGAGTAGTGCAAATTATATTAAAACTTCCACCTAATATACTATTGTTACAGTAAGATTGACCTAGTCCAAAATTATAACCTGTAATACAATTACGTCGTCCACCACCAATAATTTGATTAAATCCTATACAAATACTATTACTACAGCCCCCAACTATTGATGAACAACCTCCATTGTTTACATTATGATAACCACCACTTATGGTTGACATATAACCAGTTACAGAATTATAATATCCCCCATTTATGGATGAATAGTCCGAACTTACAGTGTTATTTTGTCCTGAACCTATGAATGAATAACCATATTGTGAACTAATTGTGTTGTTTCTGCCACCACCAATTACTGAATAACCATAATACGAACTAATTGTATTATTACAACCGCCACCTATTGATGAGAATCGTGTACAACCTCCATTAATCTCATTAGAATAACCTCCACTTATTGTATTATGTGTTCCACAACGATAAGTTGATATCGTGTTAATCTGACCACCACCAATCGTGTTAAAAGTATATCTATAATTTTGATAATAACCTGATATCGTATTCTGAGAACCACCAGCTATGGTTGAATAATCACCTCTATTAACTACGTTACAATATCCACCACTAATTGTTGAATAACTTGAACAAGTTTGGTTACAATATCCACCACTAATTGTTGATTGATAAGTATAATTATTTTCATAATCTTTATTAATACAGTTTGAACACCCACCCCCAATTGTGTGATTATAACCTACCACAGAATTAAATGTTCCACCACCAATTACAGAATTACATGCCCCACGTAATTGGTTTTCCATACAAGTAACATTTAATAAACAATTTGTTGCGTTTGATGTGTTACCAAAATAACCATTAACATTGATTTGAGTATAATTTTCTTCACTATTATAACAAACATTGCTAACCGTTGAGCGGTAAGATAAATTGTCTCCACCATTAAATGAAATCAATACATCATTATTAGCAAAATTACCTGTATAATTACCATTTAAACAAATTGAATTACCTTGACTTGCCGCAATGTTATTAAATCTACCATAACAGTTAGACATAGTATTCATAACCCCACCGTTGATAGAGTTAAATGAACCGTAAATTACGTTACCTGAACCACCATTAATAAACGATGAGTTTACAACTTTATATTGAGGTGTTCCTCCTCCAAAATTTTCACAACCAATTAAGTTAGATGTACCAGCTTGAATTGATGAAAAAGAAATTCCACAAATTATATTACAACATCCCATTGTAATATTTGATAGTCCACATTGATTATTAATTTTATTACAACATACTACTCTGTTATTATATCCGCCACCAATTAATGAACAGTTTAAAGTTAAATTATTTTCATTACCCCCACCTATCGTACCACCATAACAAGCTGAAATTGAATTACTATATCCACCACTAATTGTCGCAGAACCATATCTGTTAGATATTGTATTATTTGACCCTCCTAAAATTGATGAATATCCGTAGTATGATGATATTGTATTATTACCGCCACCAGCAATTACTGCGAAAACAGCACATTGTGTGGTAATTGTGTTATTATTACCTCCACCAATTATAGAATAACAAGAGTTATTATACATACGGTTATTATATCCCCCACCAACTGATGAATAACAAGAATTATTACTGATACAGTTTCTACATCCCCCACCAACTGATGAATAACAAGAATTATTACTGATACAGTTTTGGTATCCACCACTAATTGTTGATACGCGACTATTATCTGTAATACAGTTACTATATCCTCCGCTGATTGTTGAAAAATAATTGTTATTATATATACGGTTATTATATCCTCCGCTCACTGTTGAGTGTCTAGAATTGTCACCTATGTAGTTATTTTCACCACCACCTATCGTTGAGTCATACACATTACTACCACAAATGGTGTTAGATTGTCCACCCCCAATTGTTGAGTATTCGGCTCCTTCACTACCTATAATACAATTATATCTTCCCGCTCCAACAAATGAAAACTGTGAGTCAATGTAGTTACTACATCCCCCAACAATTACCCCATAGTCATTTTTAACTGTGTTATAATATCCACCACCAATTACGTTATTTGAACCACATTGTGATGATGTTGTTAAATTAATAAGATTTGTAATATTATAACCAAAATTAGGTCCACCATTATTATTAAATTGTACAATAGTATATTCACCTCCGTTATAATAAGAATTATAAACAGTTCCTTTGGTTGTTCTTTGACTTGAAGGATTATACATCTCAACAAGTTGACCATTTTGTATATTTGACGATTCATTACCATTAACCCAAACCTCATTACCGTTAAAACAGTATACCTGATATGAATTAACATTACCTATTTGGTTGTTTAATCCACCAGAAATAACACTATTAGGATTTTCTGTTACGTTAGCTTGACCCGACCCAATAAATGAACCGTTTGATGGTGTTCCTAAATAGTTACCACTACCACCTACGATTGAGCTTCTTTGTGAAGTATTTTCATTACACATCCCACCTACAACAACACTACAACAATTTGAAACAACGTTACAAAGACCCCCACCAATAAATGTATAAGATGATGATATTGTATTACGATAACCTCCACTGATTGTTGAGTTATAACAACTTACAGTGTTTAAAT